GGGGGTAGCTCACTATGAGCTAGGGGTAGCTCATTATGAGCTAGGGGGGGTAGCTCACTATGAGCTAGGGGTAGCTCATTATGAGCTAGGGGGGGGAGCTCACTATGAGCTAGGGGTAGCTCATTATGAGCTAGGGGGGGTAGCTCATTATGAGCTAGGGGTAGCTCACTATGAGCTAGGGGGGGTAGCTCATTATGAGCTAGGTCTAAGATGGCCTGAACCTCTAGATAGGTCACAGCTCTGTGATGCTGGTCAGCCGCTCGCCTTGATGCCGAACGCCTTATAAGGCCCATCTCATTCAACTCTTTGAAAGAACGCCTTACAGATGTTTCCTTCATGCTCATCCGCTTGCCCACATCACGCGAGGAGCAAGGGCCGCTGAACGTCTTCCAGTCGACCACAGACAAAACACCCAACAGGGTAAGCTTAGTGTTTGGCTTGAGCGTCAAGCTATATATGGCCGCCCGAATCTGTACCTCTTTCATACGTCACTCAGATCGTCATCTGAGCTGTTGTCTAGCTCAACGAGAAGATACCCGTGGACAAGCTGGCGCTCACCGTCACTGACACAATCATGAAGCGCTGAGATAAGATCGATATCATCACTGTACTCTAAGAGGAGCTCCTCAGCCGTGGCCCATACGTGAGACTTGAGATCTAAGTCTGTGACGACGAAGCGCTGATCAGTCAGGTTGCGAATTGACTTGGGGATGCTCGGGTTAAAGTCATGGGCCTCAAAGGCGTTGGTGTCGCAGAGAGCACAGGCCGCAGATGCCAACCGAACAGCAACCTCTTTAGAGGGAAACAGGGTGCGATTGAGAGCAGTGTAGACCGTCTGACGGCTCACGCCGGCAGTCAGCGCGAGCGCTGAGATTGAGGTCATGGACTTGAGGTGAGCCAGTTTAGTTGGTGTCATGATGTCTCCTTGTGCCCTATATCTAGGGCTTGAGTAGGTGTCAGGTGAAAAAAGTTGACCACCTGTTGTAAAGTAGCTTGACAGATTCATGTGCCTATGTCAAGCTACTTGACAGATGAGGTGATCAGGCCCACGGTGGCCAGCCCTAACACCTCAACTCTTTGACACTACCGAGACGATGACCTGGTGACCTAACCATCTTAGGGCCTTGCCAATTCGGCGGCCCACATGAACCCATCCACTTAAGGAACACACCATGACAATCACAAACACATTCAATCAGCTTGCTGACATCCTCAACGCCTCTGGAACCAACAGCTTCGAGATTGCTCTCTCAGAGATCCGAAAGACATATCAGAGTCGATTATACAGCGCTGAGGCATTCAGCGAGCTAGAGCCCGTTTATGAGCTCGCTGAACAGCTCCAAGAACTCGCTGAGACGATGATGACGGCAGACCGTGAAGGCGTCCTTGTGGCCTTTAATGAGCTTCGCGCCATTCATGAGCACGCACACCTTCACGCTGTTTCTGCCAGCGTGCTTGAGACTGTGCTCAGCCCTCTCTATGCACTCTCTGACGCTCGCGCTCATGAGCTTAACAATATGCCCACTGAGGTGGCCAGCGAAGAGCTCATCAGTGAGCCAGCTGAGATCATCGAAGAAGAGCCCACAGAAGGCTATGCAGTGAGCTGTGCTGAGACACTTAACGGCCTATACCACACTATGCAGAACGGAGACGCTGAAGGCTTGATTTGGGCGTTTAATGAGTTGCGCTCAATCCATCAGCAAGCCCATCTCAATGGAGTATCAGCCGACACCTTAGCCGAAGTTCTAACCCCTCTCTATGAACTCGCTGACTCAAGAGCGCTCGATCTTGGCTTAATCGCTTAACCCCAACCCATGACCATACTATTCATTATCATCTATACCTTGATGTGTCTCGCTGAGCTCCTCTAGCCAGCCAGACCAAACCCAACCACCAACCAGGACTTCATCATGATGCTCACAAGAGAAGAGAACAGAGAGGCTGAACGCTTCATGCTCATACCTTTGGCCGTGTGGGTAGCCGCCTCAATTCTCGGCTACTTCCTCATCGACACCTACGGAACACACCACCAGCGCAAGGCTCATCACGATTGCCTAAAGGCCGCTAGAGCTGTCCCCAACACGCTACAATTGACAGGAGGCCAAAGGGCCTCGCAGTGGTGCCAGTCACCAACCAACCAACAAAAGATGATGACCCTATCAGGTCATTGAAACAGAACCCGATCACCCTAACAACAACCCGATAAGGTCACACCATGACAACTAAGACTTCTATATGGAATCCAGCCTCAGTACAAGAGGCGCTCGATATGAGCAACCTATTAAGCAACGGCAAGCCCATGGATCTGCTCCAGCTTCACGCTGCCTTCGGCCATCACTTTGGAGGCGATCTTGGCTTAACCATGACTCAAGGCTATGTCCTGAAGGGCAAGCCAACGCTTAACGCAGACGCTATGGCCGGCATATGCAGACGCTCAGGCCTTTGCCGTTATCTGCGAATTACAGAGTGGAGCGCTGAGGTCTGCTCTCTTGAGATGGCTCGTACAGATGAGCCTGATGAGATTGTCCATACGTACAGCTTCACGATTCAGATGGCCCAACAACAAGGGCTCACGAGAAACCGAAACTGGCAACAGATGCCTCAGCAGATGCTGAGAGCCCGAGCGCTCACCCTAGGGCTTCGGGCCACCTTTCCAGATGCAGTGAGTGGGGTATACTCTGCTGATGAGATCGCTGATAACACATCAATGAGCGACCATGAGAGAGATGTGATCACAGCTCATGCTCTTGGCACTGACCTACCATCTAGGCCACCTCAGTCTCAGCGAGCTCCTCAGCAATCTCAGCGAGCTCCTCAGCAATCTCAGCGAGCTCCTCAGCAGTCAGAGCCGCCACAGTCACAGCCGCCACAGTCACAGCCAGAGCCCAACAGGCTGTATGATTGGAGCAGTGATGACGCGCTGACAAAGGCCTGTCGCTCATGGGGAGTAAACCTTGAGGACGCTGTGGCCTTCATCAGTGAAACGGTGGAGTCTCCAACCTCGCTAACTCCTCAACAGAGAGAGGCGCTCTTCTACTCTCGCTGTGCTCCTCATGCACTCATGGATAACTCCATCTCTCAGCATTGGTTCAATGGCTCCATGAGAGAGGTTGAGCCCATCCACAGAGCACTATGGGATCAGCTACCACTGACCAAGTTTTTGAGCGTCCAGCACCTTGGGCCACGCCTCCCCTGTGGCGCCTTCATGGAGACGCTCAAGCTTAGCGAGATGATCAAAGATAAGGATCGCAGAGAGGTGGCTTTAAATGTCCTCAAGAAGATGAACCCCATGGACTGGACGGCCTTTGACTATGTTCAATCGATCCTCGATGATGACATGGAGATGGGCTCAGCCTCCTGATGGGACGCCACAAGATATACACTGAAGAGGAACAGGCTGAGAGACGGCGAGCCTATCACAGAGAGTATCAGCGCAAGCGTAGAGCTCGAATGACGCCAGAAGAGCTGGATGCTTACCGCGAGCGCCACAAGATGAGGCAACGTCAATATGCTGCTAATCGGACTGATGAGGATCGAAGAATGATGGCGCTACAACAACGCCTCTACTGGCAGAGCCTGAGCCCTGAAGAGCAAGAGCAGAGGCGAGCGAAGAGGCGCCAGTCACGCCGGGAAAAGATCGCCAATATGAGTGAAGAGGAGCGTGCCGCTTATTACGCTCAACAGAGGGAATATCACCGACAACAGCGAGAGGCTGAGCGCGAATATAAGCGCAAGCGCCGCGCCAACATGACTCCCGAACAGCTAGAGGCTAGGCGCGAATATCAGCGCAAGTGGCGCGCCAACATGACTCCCGAACAGCGAGAGGCTGAGCGCGAATATAAGCGCAAGCGCCGCGCCAACATGACTCCCGAACAGCGAGAGGCTGAGCGCGAATATAGGCGCAAGTGGCGCGCGAACATGACTCCCGAACAGCGAGAGGCTAAGCGTGAGCATGACCGCAAGTGGCGCGCCAACATGACTCCCGAACAGCTAGAGGCTAAGCGTGAATATCGGCGCCAATGGTACGCCAACATGACTCCCGAACAGCTAGAGGCCTGGCGCGAATATCAGCGCGAATATCAGCGCGAATATAGGCGCAAGCAGTACCACAAAAGAAAAGAGAAGGCAGATGACTGAAGATCTCGAAGCCGAGAAAGAGCGTAATCGTCAATATGCGCGCCTTCACTATGCAAGGATGACACCGGAGCAACGTAAAGCCAAGGTCGAGCGCCAGCGCCAAAGACGCGCCCAAATGAGCGAGCAGGAGCGCAAAGAACAAAATGAAAAGAGAAGGCAGATGACTGAAGAACAGCGAGAGGCTAAGCGTGAATATCAGCGCCAATGGTACGCCAACATGACACCTACACAGCGTGAGGCTATGCGCCAATATAAGCGCGAATATGACCGCGAGCGTAGAGCCAACATGACTGAAGAGCAACGCGAGGACGAAAGAGTCTATCGCAAGCTCAAGCTACTGAGCATGAGCGAGGAAGAGCTAGAGGCTCGCCGCCAATACCAAAGAGAATATCGCCGGCGAAAAAGAGCCGCCATGAGCGCCGAACAGATCGAGGCTGTCAGGCAGTATTGGCGTGAGCAGTACCACAAACGCCGCGCTCTACTTAGTAACCCAAAGCAGAGTTGAGGTGAGCGCCACAGCGCCCACACCTATGGAAACCCAAGTCATCGTCTCAGCAGTGGCCCTAGCCGCTTGGAGCTCCTCACGCCTCAAATCAAGGCTGAGCTGAAGAGCGGCAATCATCTGTTGAGAGTCTGCTGTGCTCTGCTCCTGCATGCTCACAGCCTGACCAATCTCAATCAAGCACTGCTCATGAGCGCTCTTGACGGCGGCCTGGATTGATGAGTCGCAATAGCCTAAAGCGCTCTCCGCTCGCCGTTTGAGCCGAACCCAATCTCTAACAGGGATCGCCATCAATGGGTCTCGGTGGTCTGTCAACTCAATGCGCGCAGCTACAATGGGGTCTTCATGCTCGCCCATGATGATCTCATTAGCGGCTCCATAGATCGTCCAAGGAATCAGCCAGAGGAGGTTCATAGCTTCTTCTCCCACGGTCGATCACAGAGTAGCTCTGTGGTGATCGCTAGCGCGTTAGCCACCTCTTCAGCACAGACCGCTTCACAGTCAAGCACTGAGTCAGCAGCTGCTTGAACCTTGGCGCTGACTCGCTCAGCTTGGAGCTCGTGAATCGTGGCCTTGAGGTTGCTGAGCTCGATAGTCCACTCAGCCTCTCTGGCCTTGTGGATGGCCTCGCTTTTCGATGAGCCAGCGTAAACTCCCCACGCATAAGAGAGCATAGCCAAGACTATCACGCCAGCGATCAGGCCGCCGGGATGCAGCCCTGCCACCACAGGCCCAGCGTCTCTGTTTCTAAGATTCACGCTTTGACCTCCCAGATCCTAAGACTAGGATAACCCACATAGTTAAAAGTCGAGATCCCTGTTGCTGTGACGGTCATATTCCAGCCACTACCTGATAAGCTCTTGATTCGACAATCTACCGTCTGATCAGACCCTGTATCTGTGATCAGCGCACGCGCAACCCTTCGGCTCACCCGCGACACGCCGCCAAACGAAGTGGCAAAATTCATGAACCCTTCCTGACCGATGAACGAAGAGCCATCGTGAAAAGACCACTCTAGGGCACCATTCGTGCCAGAATTCTGCACCAAGACCGAAGCCTCTAAGTAAAAATGATGCCCCGCGCTGAGGACTAAGCTATTTGATGAGATTGATGAGTTTGGTGTGGGGGTACCCGATAGCGAGAAAACACCATTGACGGCGGCAGAGCTTGGAGTTTGGCAGTTAATGACAGAAGACTGAATCTCTGTGATTTGCTGGATACTTGCAACGTATGTCATTTAGTCCTAACTCCTAAAATCCTAAGCTCTCCCGCTGACGTGTCGGCTGTCGAACCATCTAGCGCACGAATACGTATTTCCGAATTCTTTTCCGCTGTGCCATAACACGCATCGTCTGTCAGCACCGAGCCAGCTCCATTGCTGCGTACTTGGTATCCCTGCGAAATCTGAGTGATACCCCCACCCGCTATGCCTGTATCAAAGAGATTATAATCGGGGTCTCCCTGAACCCTCAATTCACCGACACAGAACGCTTTAGTAGTCGTGAGCGCTCGCCCTGATGTTGTCGCTTCGGTGCAATTTGTGAACGTGTTGGCGCTGAAGTCGTTTGGGACTGATGGCAGTTGTTGTGATGTGCTTCTGCTCGCGATCCAAAAAGGGTTAGTGAGTGGCGCGGATGCAGGCTTATAAGTCATTGTTACACCTCCGTTTCAATAACTAGAACGCTCATCGACGTGTTGATAGTGCTGTTATTGCCCACATCAAAGACCTTCAATGTTACTGGACTAGCAGGAGCTCCCGCGGGAACATACCACGCCTGCATTGTGTTATTAGTCAGGTTATTCGTGGCGCTGCTCGCGTGATAAGTCCATGTCGCGGCATAGCCGCCGGTTGATGCAACGAGTTCTGTAGCGCCGTCAAACCACGCCACGCGCACCGAGTTTGTGATGGAAGCGCGACTCACGTCGAGCGACGCTATAAGCGTGTAACGGTAGCTACTAGATAGCGTAATCTCACCAGTGGTCGAGTTATTCGATACACCACCGCTTGACGTTGAGCGCAACGTATCGAACTTGATCACATCGCCTGAGTTAACGGTCTGTGAGCTACTCAGCGTAAGTTCGTGCATGCGCGTTTTTTTCGGGATCGCCCGAAGCCCTAAAGGATATGTCATCGTTTAAGCCCTTAAATAATATGGTAATTCGTGCCATCACTGACAATAGTGATAGACTCAAATTGCACATCGATGACATGTGTAGACGCGCCGTCAATCGTCCCAGATGCTGGGGTGAGGGTAAGGCTGTAGGTGCCCGACAGATTCTTAATATTGTATTTGAATCCCGACCCAGCCGCACTAGCTGCAGGGAGATTGACCGCGACGCTGGCGCTAGGTGTCAGCAGATAGATTTCTTCAATTCCTGCATGCGTGGTGATTGTGTAGGCCGCGCCCGGTGAGGCCGCCGTCACATTTGGCGCGCTAGCGCTTGGCAGGTTGGTAAGCTGTGAGCCGTCTACAGCGGGAAGCCTGGCGCTCCCGTCCAGCTGGACCACATTTGAGGCGCTCGTGCCGACATCTTGAGAGGCCGCTGTGCCTAGCGTTGGTGTTCCGCTCAAATCGCTGTAGGCGCCTGAGGTCGCGACGGTCGCCAAGCCTGACACCTGAGAGCTTGACAACGCGAGTGAGCTCACGTTGCTAGGCACCAACGCTTTATCCGTCGCTGCTCCTGCTCCAGCCTCAGCGTTTGTTGCAATCTCAATCACTCCCGCCACTGTCTCAGATGCGGCACTAGCGCTTGGTAGGTTCGTTAGCTGACTTCCATCTACAGCGGGAAGCCTGGCGCTCCCGTCCAGCTGGACCACATTTGAGGCGCTCGTGCCGACATCTTGAGAGGCCGCTGTGCCTAGCGTTGGTGTTCCGCTCAGGTCGCTATAAGCTCCTGTGGTCGCGACGGTTGCCAAGCCCAAGTCATTGTTGAATGAACTAAGCCCGATAGAGGAGAGCGCCACTGACTCTGCTTGATTGCTCGCGTTGCCCTTGAAGATCTGACCATCATTGAGGTTAGGAGTTGCGTTACTCCTGCCGGCGCCACCCACCTTGATGATGCCGGCTGAGGCGTCAGCTCTAATCACTCGCCCAATATTCTGGATGAGGTTAGCCTCAGTAGATGGAGCGCTAGACGTGAGCGCTCCAGCTGTAGCCGCGCTCACATACACAGTATCATTGAGCGCTAGGCTGTAAGTTGTGGTGTTGTAATCGCTGAGGTTTCCAAAGGTGATTACCTGCAACTCCGCTTGATCATTTGCGGAGCTTGACGCGAGGCCAAAGGCCGGCATAGTCAGCGTTGAGTTTGCACGCGCCAGCCCCACTGTTGGAACCGTCCCGCTTACGCCTTTGATGTAAACGGCTTGGCCCTTGTTGATGACTCCACCTGAATCATTCTTGGCCTTGAATTGAACGGCCCCATTCAACTCACCATGAATCTGAGCCCACCGCGTGTCCTCTGCTCCAAGGTCATGTGTGGCGTCAGCATCAGGCACAACATCAGCTCCAGCGATCACCTCACCCGTTCCATTTGGGTCAAGTGTAATATCACCATTAGCCGCGCTTGTGATGCTCTGGCCATTCACGTCTAAAGGCCCACCAAGCTGAGGCGTCAAATCTTGAACTACATCAGTGAGAACTGTGGAGAATGAGAGCGAGCCTGAACCGTTGGTTGTGATGGCCTGATTTGCTGAGCCGTCCACTGTGGGCAGGTTATAGTTACCGGCAACATTGAGCCCACCAACTTGAACTGAATTCGCCGTGGTCGCGCCTCGCGTTGTCACTGTGTCTAGCGTGTCGGCTTCGCTGTTGTCGATCACATCGAACATTGCGGACGTAACAGGGTTAGCTGAGTTTTGGTTAAATACAATGTGATCACCAACGCTCAACGACACGCCGGCTAACGTGCCCGCCACACCTACCAAATAAAAGTCTCCCTTGAGAGCTGTGGTCAGGGATGGCGTAGACGTGGCCGCGTTGTAGCTACCTTTGTAACTAAGGGCTCCTGTGGTTGTCACTGTGCTGAATGATAGTGAGCCTGATCCATCTGTGGTCAAGACCTGCCCATTGGTTCCGTCAGCAGTCGGCAAGGCATAGTTGCCGGCAACATTGAGCCCACCAACTTGAACTGAATTCGCCGTGGTCGCGCCTCGCGTTGTCACTGTGTCTAGCGTGTCTGTCTCTGCAGCTGATGAACCGGGTATGGAAAATGATATGCCCATTGATTTCTCCTTAGTAATTAAAGCCGGCGTAGATGATGCAAGTGTCTGTCCCTACGCTCTTTTTGTAGCCAATGGTTGTGATGGAGTTGGCCGCACTAATCGCTTGTGAGTCGATGGTGAAACCACCAAGCAAGGGGATCACCCCATCTGTATTAGTGGCCCCATCTCCGGCGTTGCCTGATCTAAATCTGAGATACATAGTTGAGGCACTCGCAGCGCCCACAAATGCAAACTTCATGGAAGCGTCAAGCTGTGTGCCTGTGGATGGATCATAAAAATCTGTGGCTGTAAGAGAGTTCCAATCTGTATTGTTAACGGCGCTTGCATCATAGGCCGCAATGATAACACCCGCGCTTGTCGGGTCGCTTACTCCTAGCCTCATGGCTCCTCCTTGATAGTTGTGGGTTTTGGTTCAGTCTTAGGCTTAGCCATAACATTGGCTCCAGCGTAGACAAGGAACAGAGTATCAATCAGACCAAGCACATGAGTATGGGCTTTGTCCATGAGCGCCAGCACCATCATGCACGCCAGCGAGGCATAAAACGCTGTAGCCTTTCGGCCTCCTAGCCTTTCGGTTGTGGTGCTCTCAGACATCTAAATCTTCCTCAAGGAGTCGATAAACAAACATCACTCTATCTAGTGGTCGAGTGTTTACAACAACCCCTTCAGCCCTCTCACCGTTGCTGAGCTCGCCTCGTGCATTGCCCTCAATCGCCTTGTAAGTGGCCTCACCGTTAGGAGCCTCTAAACATAGCGTGATGTGGTCACCCCATGAGGCGCCGTTGCTGGTGGAGATTACAACAATATCACCAGGCAACATTTGAAGCGGGTCTTTGATTCGCCTTGATGTGGAGGCCCATCGGGCATGGAGCCGGTAACATGACGGAAAAACTTTTTGTCTCAGATCATATCTGGCGTCAGTCCAGCACCAAGCCGCAAACGCGCCACACCAGGCAAACTGACCATTCTTGACATATTGATCTGTCCACGTCCAGCCAAGCCCATCACGGCTCCTGATGTAGTTATCAATCTCAGGATCAGGCTCAATAATATTCTTCTCCCACTCTGCAAGGGCTCGCTGAATTGCCGCTTGGGAATGTGGACACCAAGTAGCCTGTGGCCCTTGCGAGTCTCGCTCTTTAAATTTGGGAAGGTCGATCATGGCTTGACCATAGGCACGCTTCAACCGCCTCATGTCTTGTTCAAGCTCATCGACTCTGTTCTCTAACTGGCTCTTAGTAGGCATCAATTAAACTCCTGGGCTGCTATGGTTAAGTTGATCCTATCAGAATTGTCAGCAAGATAAGCATCTTCTCTGTGAGCTGTTGAGGCGCTAGCATAAGTAACCGGCTCAATGGTTCCTCCTGTTGATGAGATTCCATGAGCCGCTGTGAATGTGATGACGTTCCCAACAATGCTATCAATGGTCAGCTGTGAACCCGCGCCGTCTTGGTTGCCGCGTGGCAAGTGTTGAACCACATCGCCGGCAGAATAGAATGAGGCGTCAGAACCCGAAGCGCTGAAGGCGTTAGCTTCTACGCTAACCGCAGTAGAGCTATCAACTGAGCTTACTCTAGCGGCTCGATTCCAGTTAACCGGAGAGAGCCCGGTGGCTATAATCTCAAGCTCACATCCCTCTCCTTCAAGAGATTGCCTGATTGCTCGAATCATGCCTATCCCGCCAGTCACACCATATTCATCTGAATAGCCTCTGAGGTGAGGAGAGCTAACCTTGATGTAACTTCCTACATCGAGGTATGCGCTTTGACCTGTGGCAATTGAACCGCTCCAAGTCCTCAGAGGATTAGAGAGTAAATTGAATATCCGGCTCGATGTGGGAAGGAAGTAACTAAAGGCGTTAGCAGCTCCACGCCCAAATATTAATGAGCTGACTCCTGGCACATCGAGCACAATCTTAGAGCGCTCTCCACCATAACGAGAGATAGCCTCTTGGTTGTTGAATATGAGATTAGATCTGTAGTCTTGCTCAGCTGGCTCATAGTCATACCTGAATTCAATCTGAGTCACTAAGTCTTCATATATGCCCCAATGAGGTGGGGGGTCTGCCACCCAATCACCAGCCTCAATAGTCGCGCTCACTGAGCCCGTCTTTTCGTTTCCCACTGCGGTTAATGTCAATCTGCTCAAGCCTGTTGATGGGTCTCTCTGCATGGTCAACACAGCGCCCATCATTTTAAGCAATCCCTCAAAGATCTGCTTAAGGTCTTGGCCGTCTCCTAAGAGGTTGCCTGTGATGGGAAGAGAGGCCGCGTTGTCGACGCTTAAGAAACTATCCTCATCAATGTGAGCTGAGCTGAGATTAAGCCCTATTCCCAAAACGTCATAAGAGCCGTTAAGCTGATCGCCTCCTCCTGACTGCAAGAGCTTTAGCAGTGCCTCACCTGGTCTCTCTCTCTGAAGTTGACCCCCCCTAAATATCAGAGCTCGATCCTGATCAGGCCAATCACCAAAGCTAACATTTAAAGGGAAGTCGTTTGAGCTGGCGATATGCAACAGCACGCCCACCGAAGATCCCCCATAAGAGGCCGTAGTTTCATGGGTACACTTAAAGACCTGCTCGCGCTCAGCGTCTTGCTCTAGGTCATGGTATCTAACCACCACGTCATAGAGGTCAGCGCCGGCTGAACTCGGCAAGCCTAGCGAGCCCTCAACCAAGATCACAGACTCATATTGTTGATAGTAAGCTGAAGGTGGTTGGGGCAGTTGCCGCGCTCCTGTTAGGTCCCTCCCGGCTGCATTAACGCCGAAATACATTCGAGGCGCTGACTCTCCAAACTGCTGAAAGACCTGCCCTGTCTCGTCCATGAAATATTGGAATGGATAAACGAACCGCGCCAAGTCCGGCACCTCTAGATTCGAGGAGTCGGAAGACCAAGCCCGTGGGCGCTCAATGCCTAGCGTATCGCGAGCCCAAATAAGTGTGGCTCGATTCGTGAACAATGCAAGGTAAGCGTTGAATGGGGAGTTGCTCAGCTTCTCGGCTTTGATCTGATAGTCAGGAGTCAACCGCCATTTCAAGATGCCTCCAGCATAGCCGCTGGTCGATGATGGGCCATCTGCCTCTAGTGTATCGTTGATGACTTGGGGCCATAGCTTGACCTCGGCGCTGCCTAAAGAATGCTGCTTTAGCTCAGCCCTTCCAAGGTTCAATCTCAAAGAATCAGTGGCCGATATCTGGCCGGCTGAGAGCGCGTTGCTGGGCGTGCTATTGGCGTTGACCACATAGCCAGGGATACCGGCGCCATAAGTAAGCGCTGTTGTAAAGACTCCCTCATCAGAGTTGTCAAAGTCTTCTGCTCTCCTGAACTTGGGAAATCTAGGGTGCTCCTCAATGAAGTCATCAGCATCCGGACCAGCTGCAAGGGATGGGTCAAAGTCATCTAGGAGGTTAGGCCCCCCACTCTGATTCTCAATAATCAGCTGAAACGTAGAGGCTGTAATTGATGCTGATGTGTCAGGTGTTAAGGTGATGTAGTCATTGTTGGATTGAGGCGCTCTCTTCAGGACAGAGAGATATTCGAGCGTTGAGCCGTTGAGCCCATCATAATAATGGTAGCCTTGCAGTAAACGAGTTTGACCAATTCCCTTGTCTGCTAAAGACGTATCAATCAAAGCGGTCAGCGGTAGGAGGCTCAACGAGATTGTATCAGTGCCCTCGATGTAAGGAGACTCTGAAATGAACCCGTTACAGATCTCAGCATAATCAGAGACCAAGCCTGAAGGATATCGATGAGCCATATAGAGCTTGGCGAGGCGTCCTCTAAATGTGGTGATCTCATCAGCTAGCTCAGGAGTAAAAGAGCCCTCAAGCCCAACGGCGTGAGCCTGCCTAACCGAACCACCAACAGCCCTAGCAACAGTGACTGAGGAGGACGTGGCGCTAGATGCTCGAACAGTCTCAGCGCCTATGTGCATCAATCGAGGATATGAGAGAGAGGTCAAGTCTGAGGCCGTCTGAAACGTCAGGTCACTACGAGAAGCAGAGGCTGAGAGCTGAGAGCGGATAGAACCAGAGCGAGCGCCACAGCGCCCAAAGATAATGCCAGGATCACCAACCCCACCGCGTCTCTTATCAATGCCTAGCGTGAGCGTTATGGAATCATATTGAGCCACCCCGCCACTAGGATCAATTGAGGCGCTGAAGTCGCTGATTGAGACAAGCCCTTCTTGATCAACATAGGGAATGCCCGTGGCCACATTTGAGGCGAGGTTACTGGACGCCGGCGGAGTGTTCGAGTGATACCTATATTCAAGCCCTGCTATCTGAAGAGCGAAGACCCGCCGGCCATGCTGGCTAGTAATCATGGTGTCACCTCTGCAATGAAGAGATCATAGATGGAGACTGAGAGCGGGATTATCTGCGTGGCCTCCAGCTCTATATTAAGCAGCTCACCACGATTGGCCACAGGGATATATAAAGGCCGTGGCGCCTCTGGTGTGGTGTTGGTGGGCGCTTCAATAAGCTCAGCTCCTGTGCTCGATACCGCCGGCGTTCGAGGAGATGACTCTAGCTCAACCTCACTAAACCTGATCCCATGATCAAGAGTGGTGCCTGTATAGGAGTTGCCTGCCGTGGCTCTCAGCTTGAAGTCAGCTCTTACCGCTGTTGTCCTGTGATTGGCGCTGATGTACTTAAAGATGAGCCCAAGATGAGAGGCCGCCGGATTTGCTCTGTGGATGAAGTGATAGGTCGTAGCGCCTTTCAGCCCGAAGCCCAAATATGAGCGACCGCCGGCAGAGGTGAGCACGCCACGCCCAACATAATAATGGGCTTCACTCAGTGCCTTAGCCCTAGTGATTTGAGCGAGCGCTGAGGCCATTTGAGAAACTGCACCACCGAAGAGAAGCCGCCCATTATAACAGCCCTGAACGCTTGGTAGTCTCTGATAAGCTGTTGGTATAAGCATGAGCTAAACCCCTAATATACAAAGGCCAATTATGTGAGGCGCTGTTGAAATTCGGTTGGTGTCTGAAAGCAGGTTATCAGCGTTGAGCTGAGTGGGCTCTAGCCCAACTCGATACATAGGCAATCTAAACTCAACGCCTCTGGCTAGCTCAGGTTGTCGCAAGTCTACACCGTAGGAGCTCCAGCCGTTTGAGGAGACGCTAAATCTATAACCAAAGATCTCAACATCAAGAGCAGTACCACCAACGTTAGCGGCTTTGATGTATACGTCTACATCTAGTCCAGTCTCTGGCATACCTGCAAAGAGCGCTGTTTCAGAATACAGCAACTGAGGATCAAAAGAGCCTAGCCCTTGCGCTGCTCTATGAGAGGTTCCTGATAGCGTGTAGGTATCGCTTGTGCTTGCACCAGACCAGCTTAACAGGGTTCGCTTGCGCTTTCTCAACATCGCAATATTGTTAATCTGATCGACACCAAAGCGAGAGGTCAATGGCAGGTCAGCGCCTAGGCGCAAGCTGCCGGAAGGAATAAATGCTTCTCCATATTGATCAAGAGCTCTGGCCGCCAGAGGCGAAGAGAGAGCGGCCCAAGATGCCTGCACTCCTGCCACATACACCACAGCACCTGAGCCAGCCTCAAGGGATAGTCTCACCTGAGCAATCGTCTCATCCTCAACCGCGCTGATGCTCACAGTGATCAGCTCAAAGGCGCCTCCAAATCGGGCCGTGTCTGAGATTGTTGATGTTGAGAAATATGTGTTGCCGCTCAATGGGAACTCAACAGTAACCTTGGCGGAGCTGCCCGGCTGAGTGGAGTGAGCCATCAAGACAAAATTAAAAGTGACGTGCTCCTCAGATGGATGAGGCACCACCCACTCACAAACATCAGTCATAGAGTTGACGCTGAATGGCCAAACTTGATCATCCCATGCCTGGCTGATCACATTGCCACAGCCCACCTGAGCAAAGGAATAGTTACCCATATCTCCTAGTCGTGATGCTTCCTCTGACCTGATGGTTAAGCCTGCTGTGACTCGTGCAGGGTCAACCAAGACCGGCGGTGACGTGAATGAATTACTCATAGATGCTCAATCTCTATCTGGACGGGCACTCGCCTTTTGAGCCGGCCAGGGTATGCCAGATCAAACTCACTACTCAACATTGATCCTCTAATCCTTCCATACTCCCCGTCATCCTCTGAGGTGTAAAGCGAATCATAAGCGGGTTGAGCAGATGTGACCTGAGCATTTCTAAGCGCTCGCCTTGAGTCTCCCCACGCCTGATAGAAGCTAACGCGCTCACCTTGCGAGCACAGAGGCAACCAACGATTTGAGAAATGCCGATAGTCACTGACCTCATCAAGCAGAGCATCCAGAACAAAGAGCAACGCCGAAGAGACATAAGAGCCTACGAAGTTGGAGGCGTACCCACCCCCAATCAGCCGGCGTGCTTGACTAAGGTTAGTGACTCTCAAATGATGGTCTTGATAAGGCCGGCTAGGAATCAGGACGCCGGCCGCTTTATGAGTGGAGGTAAGTTGAGAGTAGACGCCGGAAGTGACCGGCGCCTCATCGCCCTCAAACCCTAACAGGCTTCTCACCTCATCATCATTCCACACGATATCCCCTAGAGATGTGAGGTAATAAGTTTGAACGTAGCCTTCATCTGTTAGCGCCCATGTGATGCCAGGGTTAGAGGCTGCTGTTTGGTCGAGCTCCTCAATAGAGCTCAGGCCAAAAGCGTCAGCGTCTGCAACTGTCGATCTGTCTCTAATGAAGGTGGGCACGTCTTGAATCTTCAACTTCCGCACTGCCGGCCAATTGAAGGTCAGGCTACCACCGGTCTCTATGACTTGATAAGAAACGTTGGTGAGGTCGAGTAATCCTCTAGCCCAATCTCCCGAAGCTTCAACAACCCAATCAGAGCCGGACGCTACTGACGGGATTGTGCTTGATCCAAAACCAAACGGGTCATCTGAGCCAGTGAGCAGAAGCTTGAATTGAGCATCTGAGGTAATGGTCACCTTGTCACTAGAGCTAATGCTCACCGTCCATGAACTACCAAAATTAGAGAGCGCTTGAAGCTGATCCGTAGCTGTGTTGTTCGTGTGGCTCGCCCTTCCATTTAGGAGAAAGAGCGCGTCCTCATAGACACCTTCACCCGTTGAGAAGGAAGGAAGGTGAACGGCATTGGATCCGCGAGTAAAGATCTTTACACTGTCCTGAGGTCTGAGATCATAGGCAGTCAAGAGGCCAAAGTTTGGAGCCGGGTTATTAAGAGGCATCTGTCACACTCCCATAAATCGAGGCGCGCCACGTCTCTGCCGTTGCATTGTCCTCATGATCTCTGAGGCCATTGCATCTTGAGCGGCTCGCTTGGTGTCGTAGATTGTACTATTGCCAAAGTTGATGTTGAAGACTAGGGCTTGAGATTCAGCCCTCTCTCTCTCTGGTTTGGGTGCTGATTGTGGTGAGCCTGATGGAGAGGCTGAGGCACTCGGCGCACTCACTGAGCCACCGCCACCGCTAAGCGCTGAGCCTGCAACGCCAGCTGTTGCAGCTGCTCCAGCGTAGAGGCCGGCCGCCGTGAAGTGATTAGCCGCGAGCGCTGGATTTAGGAACAAGGCCGCCGTTCCTCTGGCGAGCTCCATAAGTGATTCTACAGCGGCCTGTTGACCAAGCCCAATCAGCATCTTACCAATGCTCTCAGTGAAGCTCTCACCAAAGACCAAGGCGTTATAGGCGCTATCTGCTAGGCCTTGACTAATGACTGATGTGAGTTGAGCCGCGGCTTCAATCTGTGCCTTGGTGCTCGCCTCAGTGATTTCATTTCGTTCTATGGCGTGCCTTCTCCTGAGCTCAGTAATCTCAGATTGAGAGCGCTCTTCCATCTCCAACTCTTTACGGTACTTGAGGTTCAGTAAGGCCAACTCCCTCTCAAGCCCATCCTTTATTCTCTGAGCGTCAAACTCTGCTGAGTTAAACTCAAAGGCTCGCCGGCGCTCTGCCTCTTGGCGCTCCTTCTCTGCCGCTCGCTTAGCCTCCTCTGCTCGCTTGCGCTCTTGCTCCTGCATGATCCTAGTCCGCTTGTTTTCGAACTCCAGCGTTACGGCAGTCTTAAGGCGCTCATTCTTCTGCACAGCTTTGAGAGCAAGCTCTTGGTGCATATCCAAAACCTCAAGCTCAGTAGCCCCTTGCAGTCTTAGCTGTTCAATCTCAGCGCGTCTGATTCTGTCAAGCTCACTTTGAGTCTTTCGCTCTAAAGCCAGACGCCTCATGGCTGCCGCCATCCTCATGGCTTGGGCCTGCTTCCGTTGAGCAACCCGTTTTTGAGCGTCTGCTATCCTCAACTCATCTAGACGCGCTAAAAGCGCTTTTTGCTCAGCTATAATAGCCTTGGCTCTAACCTCGTCACTAATATCCTCAATTGCGTTGATTTCTCGAATCCGCTTCTCGGTCTCCATCATAGCAAGTGAGGTTTGAGTTTGCAGTGTATGCTTCGTTCTGCTGAGATTCTTAACAGCGGCATCATCTAGAAGCGCTTGCTCCTTCTTGGCAACCTCCTCTTTAAACTCAGCACTCTGTTTTTCTAGCTCAAGCTTGCGCGCCTCAAACTTGGCAAAGAGCTCAGAGCCTTCAATCATTAAGTCAATAGACTCCATCTCTTTGCGGTTCAGCTCTTCCTTAAGCTCTATCCTCTCTTTAATTAACTCATTGAGTTGCCTGTCTATTAAGCCTGAACTAAAGGCATTTCGTTGCGCTCTCTCTATCGCGAGCATTGCGCGGTTCTGCCTGTGTATCTGAGCAATTTCTTTGTCAATTACATCTAGTCGCCGGACTCTCTCAGCGTTGTCCTCTCTCAGCATTTGAGCGCGTTCAATCGGAATCTTGGCACTCATGCTTAAGGTCATGAGCTCTTGGATTTGAGCTTTATTGAGTTTAACTTGAGCTGTAGCCAGCTCCTCTATTGCAATGGTAAGCTCTCCAGTGGCGATCTCATAAGCTTTGGTATTAATCTCAGCGTCGCGATTCACTCCAATAAAATCACGGTAAGCCTGATAGGCTTCGACCAATGCAACCGCAATCATTCCAATGGGGCCGGCTAGCGCTGTGAATGATATACCCGAACCCCTGGCGGCTTGACCCACTCCGACCAACGCCTCGGTCAATCCCCCCATACTTTCACCAAGAGCGCCTAGATTCTCATTGATCACTCCACCCATACCAGCAACAGCACCACCCAAAGAGTTAAAGCTTTCTCCTACTGCCTCGCCGGCGGCCTCAAGCTTCTCCATGTTCTTGAGCGCTTTGTTGGCGTCAACGTTAACCTCAATATCAATCTCATTTTGCGACATGGTTCATCTCCTGACTGGCTCTCTCTTGCGCTCTAATTTGCGCGGCCTCAGTGTTGTGGTGTAGCGTCTCCATCGCCTCAATGATAGCACAGGTGGGTTGAGGGTACGCCTTCTCAATGGGGTAGATACCAGAGCGATGTCGACGATAAGAGACGATAACAGCCGCCATCTTATTGGCGCTCGCCACTGGACAAGATCTAATCTTCAGCTCGGCGAACTCTTCACCGCTATCAGGACAAACCCTAAACCCATCAACATAAAGGCCGGCCTCATCCTCTTGGCTCAATGGCAAGCCCGGCTTGAATGCTCCACCACAAGAACCACGAAGAGTTCTAAGAGAGGGTCTTGCTCTGCATTGGTCACAGCTCCAAGCGCGGCCTCTTGAATGGCTGAGCCAGACAGAAGCCGCCAGGCCTATTTTCCCTCGATGCCTAAGAGGCTGATTCTCTGAATGTGGAGCACTAACTCTGAGATGACCTGAAGGCGCTGAGAGTCTGGCCTGATGCTGTCGAGCTGCTCAACGCTCGCTGACTCGCCATCTATAGACACCAAGCTTGCTCTGATCATCTCAGTATAGACTCTCGAAAGATAAGCGTTATATTGAGCCATTGCTTCACGCTCATCATTGGATAGTTCGTGATGCCATCGAGCACGCTCAACAGAGTCACTTGGAGCTTCACCCCAAAGCATCCTCCCAAGCTCAGAGCGTTGGAGAGCGCCGGCCCTAATCTCTGCCTCTTCACGCTCGCTAGGAGAGAGAGCTTTGAGCTTGAATATTGTGGCTCCTCTGCCAATGGACTCAAGCGCGTCAAGGTCTGCAAGCTCTAAATATTTGGCTCGCTGTTCTTCACTAGCAATCACCTCAGAGTCACACGTAACAACAACCTCAATGGTGTCTTCAGAGTTGGTGAGAAACCTGATGGCCATATTAGACTCCTAGCCCTAATCTGAATGGGCTATTGCCGGCGCCACTCTCATATGATGCCGTGGTAAAATCTCCCGCATATCGAGATTGCTGATAGGTCAAGGTCTGTCTCACAATGTCATTCCCGCTCACATCATAAGCGCTTGGATCATTGGTGAGTTGAGCAGCGGGAATCATAAGAGCGCAACCCTTCCCATCTCCAATTGGGCCAGTGCCTACAATGACTTGTCGAACAGTGCGATTAAAATAATCGTCTGCCACTGTGGTGTTGACTGAGCTAAGAGTCAGGCTTAGCTCAACGCTTACATCGCTAATATCCATGCCGCTCATTGCGAGAATGGAATTGCTGTGACCAAGAGGCGTGAGTGTATTGGTAAGCGTCAAGCTGAAGTCTTCACAGTCAAGCGCAATCCGGCCTTGTGTTTCTCCCACCGTTCCATTGGCAAGGCTGGCAGGTGAGCCATCACTAATCACCACATAAGAGCCTCTAAAGAATGGTGGTGAGCCTGCATTATACACAGGCTCAATCGGGCCACTAGCGCTGCTGTGGTCATCCTGAATAAGCGCTGATTGATAAGTGAACTCACCCATCAACCGACCGTTATCAAGCGAGATTGCCAGGCTCTCAAGAACACAGCCATAAGCATATGAACGATAATTAACGCCATCAATCCGAAAGCTCAGAGAGTGTTCCTTGGTGCCGCTCTCATTCCGGCTTGGTACAAACCAAGTGGCCAATGAGTAAAGCGTTGGGGTTCCGGTAAAGCCTGAGCTGAAGGCCGGGCTTACTGTCACATTCCCCGTTACATCATTATCAGTAATGGCTGAGTATTCAGCACGCCCATTGAGGTCAGCGCCAATCAAGCAACCCACATCACCGACAGCGTAAGGCGTTGTGGGCGCGAAGGTGTTGACGTTGGTAATCCCTGCGGCCGCGTCTCCGTCAACGATTGAAGGGAGCTGATTCTTTAGGCCGGCGCCAAGCAGGTGACCAAGATAGTTAGAGGCGTAAGTGTCGGCGCTCGATCCAACGGTTGTGAGGTCAACCCGAACAACAACTTGACCGGTTCTTCTTCTTACCCTGCTTCCACTTGACCAAACTGTGTCTGGCTCAGGTGGTACGAAGTAGGCGCCATCTCTAGCATCATTTCTTTCGCTCGCCACAGGCTCACCAGGGATCACGATTGGATCTCGCTCACAGGGTATTGAGATGTAAGTTAACCCTGAATTGTCGGGTAGTCCTGTGCTCGCTGACAAGCTGCCAAATGAGCTTTCAACAGCCACGCCTATTGATCTATGAGTAACCGTCATGGTTAAGCCTCCAAGTAAAGAAGAGTGAATGGTAAGGTCAGGATGACAGAGCCTGACTCTATGGTTGGATCAACATCTGTCAGTGATGGCGCCTCTGGAATGACTGACACAATCCCCGTATTGATGAGGTCATACTCCGGCCCTTTGAGGCGAACCAATAAAGAGTCGGCGTCTTCTGCAATCATACGCTGAAGATATAGCGGATCCCTTGGGATATCATACCGAACATTCAAATTGATAACGGCCCTACGGCGACCGCTGAGACCGGCGGCCCCATCATCCTCTGTGAAGCCCTCAATCTCAAGAGTGAAGAATCGGTTTGAGTGAGCCCGTTGACTGAGTGGCGAGGTAGCGCCATCAGCTCTAGACAATGCAACGAATCCTTGATGTACATCTCTCTTTGGGCTCACCTCCATAATCATGGTTTCAAGGTGGGTCAGCGCCGAAGCTATCCCTTGACTCATCGCGTCCTCCTCCTGTTGATCTTGCTCACCAGCTCAGCCTGAACGGCAGCCACTAAGACCTCAACATCACGTGGACTCAGGCCAATGAACTCACGATCATCATTTACATAAAACCCATATTGAGCGTGCTGAGTGAGCCCAATCACAAAGCCCTTCTTGGTCGCGCTGAGCACAACTAGATTGTTCATCATGTTACCCGATAGAACCAAATCAACTTCAGCCGTGCCTGATCGCCGGCCGCGTCTTCTAGAGTCGTGCTTGTATTGCTTATAACCTCCCTCATAGAAAACACTAAGGCCCGTCTTGGTCTTGCGTCCTCCTTTGGGCTTTAGCCTTGCGCCTCTCTTAGAGACATATAGCGGCTCAGTGGAGTACCCCTTGAATGGACGGCCATTGGCGTCAATGCCTTTACTCGTTCGGATCTTGATTGAGGCCAAGGTATTGCTAGCCAGCCTCATTGAGTCGCGAGCAGTCCACAGGCTAGACGGTAGACTAAGATTAACGCGCGCTGGCATTAGTGCCTCATTCCTCTCTTGGGAGTGAAGCGAGCATCATAAGCGCTCTTGTTAAATGATCGCCAGCTTGCCCTAAAGTCTGTGGCGCTGCCTCCTGATCTTCTTAGGTCAACCTCTCCCTCATCAATCACACCATCACCATCTAGGTCTAACACTAGCGATCTAAGAGCAGACTTGAGGAGCTCCTCACACCTCTCTCTCATGGCGCTAGCCACGTCGAGTTGAAGAACTGATTCGTAGACTAGAGCCGCTGAGCAATAAGCATGAGCGCTCAAGAATGAGCCCTGATTAAAGACCTCGTCTTCAGTGCAGTTATCTGCAATCACATGATCTCTAATCGCTAGGATGATCTCATGTAAGGCCGCGTCAATCTGTGGCAAGAGATCACTCTGACGGCGTGGCACCATATCAGCCAATTGAGGAAAACGGTCAGTGAGTTGCTCATGATCGAGTCCTGTATCAAACGGCCTAGGTGTAACCTTCAGCACTCCACTCTCAGCATCAATCACGCCGGCTTCACTGGTATAGCTTATCGTGTAGGGATAAAGGCCGGTTGTCGCATAGGCTGAACCAATGGTCACTGATGAGGCTGAGAAATTAAGAGTGGCCACTGTGGTTAAGTCCAACTCTCTTGGCAGAGGCTCAGCGAGCACAGCAGTTGAGCCACCTAAACGAGTGACCTTAACTGAGAACCATGTGTCTCTAGTGGTGAGCAAGAAAGCCTTCACCTCATCGCGTTCAAGCTGAGTCACTACCGGCGCTGATAAGGTTAATGTCCTTCTGTCAGTAGCCACACTTGAGACGCTCACATCTGAGCGAAGCTGAGAGAGCACGCTACTAAAGGGAGTGGAGAACCCCACCGTCAACGTTGGGTTACCGCTGTATGGTGTGCGAGGATGCCACACAAACTTGATATCTTGGCCAGTCGTTGCTTTTCTCATCATCATCTCCCGCGAGCGTTGGCGCGTCTAATATCAGAGGCCGTTGCCCTTTCAAGGTCAGCCGCTTCAACAAATGAATCTGTTACCGGGCTCCAGCTGTGGCGGCAGTTATAACCCCCACCGCTAGTTATGACCGCTAAGCCCTGGCCGTTTCTTAGCTCTCTCATTTGTGAGCTGGTTACCACCTTATTTACAAGCACCTTACAGAAGGGCCTGGTGATGCCATCAAGCGGCCCTGTGTAAAGATAGTGATCAAGCTCTGCTGCAGCTGCCGCGGCCGCTGTGATCGACCTGCCATATTGAGAAATGGCCGTCTTAACCTCTGTGAGCTGGCGGCCGGTGCTTGATGATAGAGCCCTATTTAAATCACTCATGATGATCTCATCAGGCACATCTAAAGCAATAGATGTGAGCGCTCCTCTGATCGCCTTCTTGGTGTCAGGCAGAATCACATCATCAAAGACTTGGCTGACTAGTTGGGCTTGAATGCTGTCAAGCTCAGGGAGTCCATCAGCTGTTAAGTCAGGGTTCACGAGTTGCAACCCTTTTAGGGCTGCCTCTCTAATTCTCTCTTGACTGCCAACGAAGTCTTCAACAGCAAGCCCCATCCCTCCTTGAAGAATGAAGTCTGACAGCTGTTGATCATCGAGTGAGAGCAAGAGGCTAGGGTCATTACTCGACAAGGCCAGCTCTAATAAATCAGAGAGCTCTTGTCTAGCTGACCCAAGAGCGCGTTCAAATGAACGCTCAGCGGATACCTCAGCTATAAGCTGATCTCGCTTGGCCCTAGTGAGTTGGCTGAGTGGTGGACGCTGGCTTTTAACCTGTCGATTAAGATCATCGATGGCCTTCTTATCAGCGTCTTCTGAAAACAACATTGCGCGTGGAGTTCCACAGCCACACTCACTAGGCATCAACATCAATCAGGCCAAACAGTTAGTAACAACGTGACCAAGAGTTGAGTCAATCGCCTTCACCTGATGCACCTCCTCAGCGTAGACATAACGGCGCGTCTTATCGAGGCTGTCATATTGGCCGGCCACCATTGAGCCAAACTCAAAGTTGAGAGCCGCCACAGGCATCCCCTTAACATTGCCGCTCTTCTGCACAATTGCATCAGCGCCTTTGAGGATCCCCATGAAGATGGTTTCACCCTCCCAAATGTAAGACTCAGAGGAGGTTGCACCAGGAACGGCAGTATCGCGGCGTGCTTGCCCCACATGGATATTAGGGATGCCAAGCACATCACGAAGAACGCTGAGCACTGCCTCATCGTTGAGGATTCGGCTACCAGCCGCCAAGCCGTTTCCTGTTGAGCCAACATATCCCCGAATCTCAGGATTACGCGCTAGAGCTCTGAACACATCACGGCCTAGAATCATTGAGTCGGGATTGATCCCATGAGCAGCTGCAAAGACTGTGTCCTTAAGCTCATGAAGGAAGGTGAGTGGCTCACCGCCAGCCGCGTCAAACTTGGTCGCCGGAGAGCTGGTTGCAAATGCTGTGGAGTCAAAGAGCACATCAGCAAAGCGCTTCTCTTTGGCGAGCTTCATAACTCGCGCTACCTTTCGAGCAATGCGCTGTTCTTCACTGCCTGGATATTGCGAATCGAGGATGTCCTCCATTGCAATTGAATCTGAGGCCGCATAGATCCGCGCCTTGAAGGTTTGGCTTGAGCGGTCGAAGCCACCGATAACAGCGCGAGAGGCGCCAGGAGCGCGCTCAAGATCGAGCCCTGCACCAGCGCCCATAAAGTTGCGGGTCTCTTCAAGAAGCAATGTTCCTGAGCGTTCGGGAACCGTGATGTTTTCTGTGATCTTGTCAGCAATGAGCTGATCATCACTAGGCACAGCCTCAACAACCAGACTGGTTAGGATCTGATCAACTGGATGTAAGTTAGAATATGAACTAGCCATGAATCACCTCTTAGGTATTAAGTGAAGTGGGGCCGGTGAAGAGCACTCGAATTTGATCACCGGCAGATGCACTTGTTTGGTTGATATTGGGGATGACTCTAGCGATAGGCCAGAAGGTTGTATCTCCCGACTCACACGGCTGCACCTTGCCATCAGCTGAGGCCGCCAAGATGGGGGTTGAATTGAACGTGATGGACTCGCCAGCAATAACACGAGTAAGGCCATGCACTAGAACCTCAACGGGATCACCTGAAGCGCAAGCGCGCTGAGCGACGCCAATGACATTATCGTCAGTTGCCGCGTCAGTGATAACCACCTTACCATCATTGTTAAGTGACACTATCGCGTATTCAGTGATTGCCTCAGCTGAGACAAAGCTCAAGATGTTATCTGTGTTCGCCATGATTGATCAGCCTCCAAATGCTTTGGTGTAAAAGTCAGGCCGTTGGGCTCTGATTGTAGTGAGCGCTTCTGAGTAAGAGATTGACTTCTCAGCAGCGAGCTTTTTAATTTCTTGGTCGAGCGTTTGACGTGTGATCTCTCGACCACTGGCGCCATGCCCAATCTCTTGGAGAGGCACAGCTTGACCGGCTGGCCGCTCGCTGAACATCTGCCAGAACTCAGGCTGAACCTCTTTGAGCTCCCAAGCCTTGCCTGCAACGGTCTTCTGAGAAGGCTCAATCTTGCCCTCTCGCAATAAAGCGCTGACTGCTGTATCTCGCTCCATGTTGCGCTTCTCTGTCTCGATGACCTCAAGGCGCTTCGCCATGTCTGCGTTACGCTCTCGTAAAGCGTTGATCTCAGAGAGCAGAGCGGGAGAGAGAGACTCGCTCATCTTGTTATACTCCTTGCGCTCCATCATCTTCTCTTCTTCTTTGTCTTCAGCCATCTTGTCTGAGTCTTCATCATCGCTCTTCTCTTCTAGGTTTTCACCTGATGAAAGCTTTGACTGCTCATCACTCTTCATATCTTTGATCTGAGCCTCAAGCTGTTTAACCATCTCATCTTTTGCAATGAGTAGCTGCTTGAGGTCGTCAAGATCCATTGTCTCTAGATTGTCCATGTCGCTTAGCCTTTCGTTGAGCGTAACGCGGTCAATGGTGTTATGGGATTGGGCCGGCCTTGGTGTGAGTGTGACGGCGAGCAATTGAGCGCCTCCAATCCTCTCACCTCCTGACCGGTCGTAAACGTCACCCGCCAAAAATTCTGGAGAGCTCCACAGCACGCCACCGGCTGAGGTGACAACTGAGAGCCCTCTCTCATTATAGGCAGGGATTGCGTAGAGGCCATCTTCTCTGAGTTCTAGATCAGCTATAAGGCCTAGCGCGTTGCCGCTTTCAGGAGGAGCCGGCGGCCCGTCTTGAAAAGGTGATGTGGCGTGTTGCCAGTCGATCACCACGGGATCTTGTTCTCTTCGAGCCCTGAAGACTCTGAGCATCTCGCTGAGCATCTCGGCGGTAATCTCTTTACCAACGTTCTCACCGCTCATCCTTGAGCTCACTTGACCCAAGCTCAAAGTTTTAAATGGGCGTCCTATTGTGAGGCCTTCGGGCAAGTCATATGTAGCCCGGCTGTTGGAGGTCTCTGAGTATGCTCTCAGAGCTTGCGCTTTTTTGTCTGCGGCATTCATCTGCTTAACTATCTTTCTGGCCCAAGCGTAACCGGCATCCCCCCCCCAACCTTGCCAAGCCTGCCAACCCTTCCCTTGGTCATCCCAAGTAGATCCTTGTTTGTCGATCTCATGACGGGTGAAGTAATTCAGCATACGCTTGACGGTCTCAGGTGAGAGCTCTTTACCATTACTCAAATCTCTAGCGCGAGCGATTCCAACGGGAGTCATACCACGCTGTGAGATTGGCTTCTTCTCCCGAACTTCAAGCGCTCTTCGACCGGCCTCTTGTGCTGCTTTTGGTGGTGTGAAGTCAATGTGTGAATAGCGCTTAGCGTTGAGCTCTGAGCGCTTCTGATCTTTGGGCTTGGATGGGTGACCATCTGGCAAGAGGTCAAGATCACCTGTGTAGGCCTTCTTTCTTTGGTCGCGTCCAGCCAGCTTTAGGAAGGCTCTAACTCTTGCCATGGCCCAACCGTTCCGGCTCATGTTAGGTCTATGGGACACGCTAAAGGCTCCAGCGCCTCGCCGGTAGACGGCCTTCAGCTGACCTAGGTTGACCATCCTGACTCCTAGATCAAAGGCATCATTATGCTCATCTCGCATATTCTCCAACGCCTTAATAACTTTGGCGCTTAACTCAACACCACCTCTTGAGCCGCTCGCTGAGCCTTTCGGGTTTGCCCTACTGCCCTTGATTCTCTCGTTGGGCTTGGCTGGCGTCTGTGCTTTGGTTCTCTTCTTCTTGATCGCCTTAACCATTGCGCCTCCTGATCCTGATTGATTCGGCCAAGGCAGAGACGCCACCCGCTGAAGGGATACGTGAGAGCGCCGGACGTTGAGCATCTTCAGGGAGATCACCGGCGCCAAGCTTCGCCCTAATCACTCGCTCAAGCTCATCATCAGGAGTAATCAAACCTGACTGAACTAGGTTAGGTAGCATAGCTAAAGACTCAGCTAGATCATCAGTGTCAAGCCCTGTGTGAGTTAGCCTTGGTAGCTTGGAAGGATCAACGGCCCCATAGTTCCACCGAACCAAGCGCCCAATGGTTCCACCACCACGGCGATCAACCCCGCTAACCTGAGCGGCTACCAGATCACACAGGTTGATTGCTGCTCTCCTGAATATGCTGAGGTGAATCTCTCCCACTGAGCGCGCTCCTGTTTCAGTGTTTCCAAGATCAGCGAATTGAGCGAGGAAGGCCGCAGCTATTTGGGAGTCACATTTAGTTATGATGTTAATTGGGCCGTCTGCATACATGGACGGTTGAGCCGCGTATGTATCAAACTTGATGGCCGCGTTCTCAACCAAATAGCTTTGCTCTGCTGAGATGAAGGCTTGGGCCTGTGCCTCTGCATCATCAATCATGGCGTCAATATCGCCATCAGTTAGGCCTATCTGTTCGGCTGCTGCTCGATTAATTATTACCTTGGGAGTTGGCGCGGCCCACCTGTCGAGCCCTACACACATGAGGTTAGAGACCCGCTGCTTCGTCTGCCACCACCACCACACAGGCCTCAGCATCCCCACGCCCTCGAAGTTTGAGCCAGTTCGGTTGAGCGTTAACAGGATTAGCTTATTGGCCGGTATCGGCTCAGGAGTCTTGCCAGAGCCCACCATGTTTTGAAGTACCCCATCAAGATGCTGATCATCACGAGAAAGCCAGCGAGAGTGAGCGCTTGGTTCTCTGTCGGCATAGTGGGAGAGCCACACCTTGACCAGTCCGTTTGAGTCCGGCCCCACCTTGTAGATCTCTTCGGCGTATCGGTAGCCAACGGGCACGAACTCAAAGAGATAAGATAGCTGTTCTTCCCATGAGCTTTCCATTTGCCCAGAGTAGCCATCTAGGCCCCAACATTCATTAGCGAACCTGGCGAGCTCCTCAGCCATAAGGTCACCCTCTATGCCTGGTTCCCACCGCCAAGTTGCACTGAGAAGAGTCTGCCTCAGCATATGCCAAGAGCGCCTCACTATCGGGTCAGTTCTGAGCATCTCCTCAGCAGCTTGAACCCAATTGAGGCCGGTCAGTTCAGGATTGCTTTCTACTGATAAAGCGCCACCGTTGAGCTGTGTGCCGCTAATGCCACGAGCCCCAAATCTTGGAGAGGTGGCTCTAAGGTGGCGTGGTGTTTTGCGCTCCGTCATGTGATCGCTCCTATCATATTCTACTCATCTTAACTTGACTCTTCACTTTTTTCAACATTAGGCAACCACTCCTCAACGTGCTCATTCAGCTGAACCATGTCTTCAGTCAAGACCTGAACATCAAGAGGAGTGAGCGCCTTAATCATTGCGAGCTGCAGATGCATGAGCTGATCACTCTTTAGTTGACTATGGATGTGAGCATCTCTCAAGCGAGCGATGAGCGCGGCTCGATCTGCCTCTTGTTTGCTCAGCTCCTGTTTTAATTCATCCACCTCAGCGGGATCGCGCCCTGATGCTATCGCGAGCATTGAGGAGATCGAGCCAGTCAGCACACCTAAGATGCCAATGAGCACATCACGGTTTTTCTCTATGATTTCAACGCGAGCCAAAAAGACAATCAGCCCCATCACCAGCGTTAGAAAGATGACGCTGAACCACCAGCCGCGTTTGGTCTTCTTGTCTTCTTCATTCATCTGGCTTGCTCCACCACTCAAGGACTTTGTATTTTATATAAGGGTACATCACCCAAAGGATATAGCCAAAGGCCGCCACTGAGAGCAATATAGTGATAAGCTCAAGCCACTCCTTGAATCTTTTGTGCCTCATCCTTGATCTGATCTTTCGCGGCCCTCCTAGCCTCTTGGCTTTGTCGCTCGATGGTGGAGGCTGCAGAGATTCAATCGTTGAGCCCACGGCATAAATCACCTGAGCATCAGGAACGCCTTGGAATCGATAGAGGCCCACTAGAGCGAAGCGCGTTCCTTTTGGAGTCTCTGAGCTTGCTCGATTGCGCACTTGATAAAAGGCGTCACGAGTCAGGAGAACTTGGTCAGGCATGGCTAGCCCCATTGTCCTGGCGGCAATGTTCTTTGTGATGCCCTCAACCTCAATTGGCTTGGCGCCGGCCAAGACCAATAATTCCCGCTGTTGAACCTCCACCACTGCCCCATAGTGAACGCCCACCCTAGCCTTGATCTTTACCTTTAGCGGGACTGTCTGCTGATAATAAAGCGCAAAGTTAAGCGCGTCTACCGCTCGATCAAACGTAAAGAGGAAACCGTCTGAGCGATCAATCTCACGTCCCCTAAACCGGTATAGCAGAGAGCGCGTCAGACGGTCATGATATTGGAACCAGCGCGCGGCACGCTGAGCACCGAAGCGCGAAACAAAGCCCGTTGAGTTTACGAGATCGAGAAGCACTATAGTTAGAGAGCGCTCTGTATAGAGCTCCTCTTCAGAGATGATTCGGTCTGTCAAAAGCGTCCTCTCTTGGCGCTCCCTGCTCTTATTCTCCTGTTGGTCTTAGGCCTTGAGGTGGAGCGCGTGTACCGCCGTTGATCAACCGCTTGATCATCAGCCCACCTAAACATGATGCAATCATACCTCAGCGCGTCAAGCGGGTCTTCTCTTCCATCCTTCTTAGGTTGCTCTTTGGAGGTCTCCCAAGCATAAGACATGAGCGCCTTCCTGATGCTGTTGCCTGTTGCACGCTCGCCAGAACTCCAGACCTCTCTGGTGATTAAATACTGCTTGCGCGTGAAGGCGCGCTTGAGCTTTTGAACCCCGTTCAAAACATCCGTTCTAATCGGGTCTGTGGTCGATCTCAGCGGGATCCCCAAACCGTTAGGTGGTGGCGCTCGCATTGCTCTAAATGCTGAGGCTCCTGTTTGATCATTGCGAGCTTTACCGGCCTTATCAGCACAACCCTGATCAATCCAGATTCGATCACCCGGCGCTTGATCCCTGAGCGATCTCGGCCAAGCTACGCTCAGGATGAGACGGGCCAATTGCTCTATGGTTACCTCATGGGGATTGAGCTCTGCACAGATCACGTCTGCATCTAGCAGAGGATCATGAGCGAAGATCAAAACACTTGGCTTCCGAAAGCCCCAATCAATTGCAATCCTTCCGCTCATTGATGGGTCATACACCCAATCATCGAGCACCATTTCATCAGGCCTAAACTCTGAATACACCAAGCCGCTTGGAGGCCTTGGCTGATTCATGACCATAGCCTCACGCTCTTCTTTGGGTAGCAGCTCAGTTGCCTCAAACCACTCCTCACTCAGATGAGCGCGGTTGACGTAAGAGGTGTAGAGTAGAGGTGAGAGGCCTGATTGCTCAGCGAGCTGCACCCACCAAGCGTCCGCTACAGGTAGCCCCACTAGAATCAGGATAGGAGATGGGCCAGAGCGCAAACGGCCTAACGCCTTGTGGGCCACCTCCGCAGATAGGGTTTGACACTCGTCGATCAGGCAACAGCCTGATGTGATATTCAGCCCCTCTAGAGGATTGTGTGTGGCGTCTCTGGTTCCTGGCCTAAAATAAGACCGACACCAAACAGTTGAGCCTGTGGACGGGTCTAGCCATTGCCTGAGAGAGTGATTATATGTCCAGCCCAAAGGGCCTAGCCACTTCTCCATCTCAGGCATTAACACGCTGTTGTAACGCGGGTTTGTATCCGTCACCAATAGAGTTGATGTACCCGGCCTCCACTTGGAGATGAAGAGGATGGAGAAGACAAGCGCTGAGGTTTTGCCAGCCCCCCATCCACACCTTGCTGAGATGACTCTATCCTCTCTCCTGATCCTCGCGATCAAGTCTTGTTGGAGCGGGTTGAGGATCAGCTCTCTTGCCAAGGCTTCAAGCCCTCCTTGGTCGCGACCCATATTGATGAGCTAACGCGCCCTTGCCGGTCAGAGTATCGCTTAATCACTCGCGCTCCTAGCTCAATGTCAACTAGGTCTAAGGTGATCCTCTCCCAACCGTTATCGGCTGGCTCTTCAGCGATCACACACCAAGAGCCTTCCACTTCATAATCAGTCCTCTCGTGATGGTGCAGCATTGACCACTGCCTCAAGAGTGTTGTCCTCAGCATCTCGCTCATTGTCCGTCTCCTCTGTCAGCTGTTTAAGCCGCTGGTCTGTTTGCTCGATCATCGCCAGCACTAAGCCGGCGCCTCCATCTTGAATATTCTGGTTGACCTCGATCTCTTGACGCGGCCCCCATTCTTTAGGAAACCGTCTTTCAAGTAGCCAAGCATGAGCGCGCCAATCTCCCTTCTCTTCAGCTAGCGCCTTCATCCTTGCTATGAGGATGGGTTCGCTGAATCTGATTGCGTGGTCACTGGCTTCAACCCAATCCTCATCCTCTTCACGCCAGCGCTGATAGGTTCGCTCACTGATGCCCACCAAAGCGCAAGCGGCCCTGATTGACATACCTTGACGCAAGTTGTCGAGGAGCTCCTCACGCCTTTCCTTTGAGATGGTCATAGCGCGCCCGTGTGGAGTGTGTCGAAAGTGATTTTATTAGGGCTCATCATCGCTCTCCAGAGGTCGCCCTCTCAAATCGTTGAGCGCATTCTCTTCAGCGTTCAGCGTTGCGATGATATGCTCATAGAGATCTCGGCTATGACGCACCATCTCTTCACCATGAATCTCTTCTCTTAACTCTAACAGCTCCTTCAGTCGCTCTAGTACGTCTCTCTCATAACTCTTCATGGCGCACTCCATGACCCAAAGCCAGGAGATGACTGATAGGTTGGCGGCCCATCCGGCGGGAGAAGGTGATCAAGCTTGTCTAGTGCCTTGAAGCTGTAAGCCTTGATCTCAATTCGCCTTTGGCCGTCTACCTCATAGCTTGATATTTTGCCCTCTACGTAACAGCGAGCGCCTTTCTTAAGTTGCTCGCTCGCTCTAGTTGCAGACTTACCCCACAGCTTGATGTTGTGCCACTCTGTGTCTGTGACCCAAGCGCCATCAACTTGACGAGATGAGTTGGTGGCCAAAGAAAAGTAACAGTAGCTTTGGCCGGCTGGCGTAGTCCTCATTTCTGGATCCTTGCCAAGATTCCCAAGCAGCTGGATTGAGTTAATCATAATGCTTCAGTTCTTTCTCTAGTCGAGTGGTGAGCTCTCCATTGTTCTTCCTGGCTTCCCACAGCAACGAGATCAGCGCTCGAATAACATCAGAGCGATTGGCGCCTAGCCGCATGGCCTCGCCGTCCACGAAGCTAGCTTCCGCGCAACTTAGGCGTACATGACAAACCTTGTTTCTTACAGTCATTAAAAAATCCCCTAGTGATAAGGACGCCTCCAAGGCCCATCTCTTGAAGGCGTCCATATCTTCGCCTTGTGGTAAATCCAACCATGAGCTAGTGTGTCACAAATGAGACACACGGTCAAGGAGAGAGCTAATGATTGATCAGTTTCAGCTTGGTGATGCAGCCATTGAGATTGAGATTATTGATGTAGGAAGCGAGGTGGAGTTAATGACTTCGCTGTGGCTGGACGGCTCAGGCCGTTGGGCTTGGAGCTGCCCCACAGGGTTGATTGACGTCATTGAGATTAGCTATCAACAAGGCCGATTTCAGCGCCACAGAATCAAGCTGTGTGAAGAAGGAACAGCCTTGGTTCACTATCGAGTGAACGCTATTGGTCGTGTGGTGATGTGTAAATGTTATTACGCTCAAGACTTCGTGAGCTGATCACAACCCCCATTCAGAGAGGCGCTCATTGCCCGTGATTCGCCGGTCAGGCCCAACCATCTGAAGGGGTGACCCGAACATCGAGCGCAAGCGAGAGAGCACAGCGGCATTGCGATCAAATAGGCGCGCTAGTTCTGACGGGTTAAGATTAGAGGTGATGATCACTCCAAGCTTCCCACCAGCCCAACGCTCATAAATCGTGCCTATGATTTCCGTTGTGGTCGATGTGTACCATTGGGTGGCGTTGGCCTTTCCCCCTAGTCCTCCGAGCTCATCGAGCAACAGAAGGTCTGTGCGATCAAGCCAAGCCGCTAGGGCCTCTCGTCTCTTCACGTCATTGAAGCTCTCCTTGATGCCGTTCATAATTCGCGTGTGTGTGGTGTACTGTACGCGCAATCCCTGAAAGCATCCCCACCTAGCAAGGCTGTAAAGCAGTGAAGTCTTGCCGTTGCCAGGAGGCCCCCACATATAGGCAGAAGGGCAATGAGGCTTTACCTCTGAGCCTGAGAGGTGAGCGAGCATAGAGAGAATCAACTGCTGTTGCGCCGGACTATCCCACTCATACTTAGAGAGACTCATCCCTATGGCATCAGCTGGCAGAGAGAGTTTGTTGAGTTGCTTGGCCTTTCGTCTTGGTACCTCACAATGGGGACACAGCCTAACTGTGTGGCGCGTGTCGGGTACTCTGAGCCAGCCGTTATCACAGCGACCACAGAGAGGAATCTCTTTGACTGTGAGGCGAGGGGCTGCTTCGTCAATCCATCCTTGATCCTCTAGATTGGAGTGAGTTAAATGAGTAAAGTCCAACAACTGCTTCGGTGGCTCGTCCCGCTTGAAAAGCTGGTAGGTTGCTTGGAGGTCTCTTAGCTGGCTCCGGATCGCGGCCCATTCCTGAGCTGCCCCCAATCTAGTCATCTCACTCATCTTGCTCTCCTCATCTTTGCGGTCATGTTCTGAATAGCCCTTAATGCATCTAGCTGACTAATCTGGCGTACAGAGGCGTAATGCTCAACTCGTCCTCTCGCTTCGTCCAATGAGCAGTGAGTCATTTCAGCGAGCTCATTAATCATCCTGTCAAACTCTCCATTGACCTCTCCATTGCTCTCCTCTGTTGAGAGTGGAGTTGAAGAAGGGTTGTTATCTAGGTTGTTATCTAGGTTGTATTGTAGCTCACTATGAGCTAGGTGGGGTAGCTCACTATGAGCTAGGGGTAGCTCATTATGAGCTAGGGGGGGTAGCTCACTATGAGCTAGGGGTAG